TTCTTGTTTAGCCAGGTACTAAACACGACAGAAAACGTATCATTTAAAGTGACACGCTGGAGTCGGATTGTCACCCAAACAGATAGATGCCCCCTCCCTGCACGTGCTGACCGGATTTTATGGACCCCCTCTTTTCACTGGTCGCAAATACCCCAGAAACAGGCACCACCGGCTCCTTTTTCCAATTCCTGTTGCTTGGATCCCAGAGCTGACGAGCACACACCACCAGCAGGTCGCTGGTACCTGTTTTTTGACACTGGTGGGTCAGAATCTGACAGGACTGCGCCCGTGCTCATGCACAGGCCATGTGTCACCTTGACCAGTGCTGTTGGTGCTCCAGTGTGTGTGCCTGTGGTGGTGTCGCACAGCGGAGAATGGGTGTCTCGGTTTCCCAGTTTGGGTGTTTTTTTGGTGCTTTACAAAAAGAAATTTATACCCTCTGACCTGCGGTTATGTGCCTAATTTAAATAAACCCTTGCAATTGCCAGTGGCAGTGATTAGCGTCCAGACCGTGCTCGACACGGACTGAGCACTGAGCCTCTCACAAGAGCTGGAGGTTCAGCTAGGTGGCACTAGCGAGGAGGATCTGAGTAATCAGAACAAACTCAAGTTTGAGTTCACCGGACCGAGTCGGAAGACTGAGGGAAGGAAAGGTGAAAGTGCGACAAACTCCCACAGCGATGGGAATTGAGAGTGGGCTCCCAATCAGCACCAGAGGAGATGGTGAGTCTAGAGCTCTTAGAGCTTGGCAAATCCTCCTCCTCAGTAGGTATCTGATGTCGATGCCCTGATGAGTCCATGACAGGACGAAACGACCATTGAGGAGGAAATTCAATGAGAAATAACGTAAAGATAAGCAATTGGCGTAAGCATGGTAAAGCTCGTTCAAGGCGGTTCGATTTTAGAGCTCCTTCGGGCAACCAGTACGATTCTGGTGTTGGTTTCAGTGCTACTGAAATGGACATGAAAACTGACGGAACTTGGCTCCGCAACAATCTGTACGTCCACTTGAACCACAATGAAGGCTTTGAGTTTGAACCTGAAATTACAAACCATGTAAACAGAGATGACAACAGAGAAGCTTTTGTTGTTTTGAACTTGGCTAACAATGTCAAGATCTTCATGACACCAGAGCAGTTCGATGAACTGCAAAGAGTTGTTAAATGGCACGATCCTAGAGCAGAACAAGACTAGGAGTGTTCGCATGAATGGTTTCTCCCCAGTTCGATTCTGGGGCATGCACGATTGACACGAATGTGTCAACAAATAATGAGGAGGAATTCATTATGAATGCAATAGCAATAGCACAACGCTTAGTTGGTGCAGGCACCACTTATGAGTATCAAGTCTCTGACAAGATTCTCAAGGTCTTGAACGATGTGTGGAAGGCGATCAGGAAGAACAATCCTGATGTACCTGAAACTTTCATCGTGTTACAGCAGAGCGGTTCTAATGGCAGAGGATCAACCACGTTCGGACATTACATGTACGGCGGTTGGAACGTAAGCAAGAAGAATGTCTCTGAGGTCATGATCTCAGGTGAATGCATGTCTACTGGCGCTGAAGGAATCCTTGAGACTCTCATTCATGAAGCCACACACGGTGTAGCTCATGTCAGAGAGTTGAAAGACACTTCTCGTCAGAACAGATACCACAACAAAGTGTTTAAATCATTAGCTGAAGAGCTAACACTCGCTTGGCCTAAAGATGAAGAAGGAAAAGATCACAAGCCATGTACCCGAAGGGGATACTCGGCAATGAATATCACTCCTGAAACTCTTGAGCTGTACGGCGAAGAGTTGAAAGCTCTTGAAGCTCTCCCACTTGAAACTGGCAGGGTCAAAGGCACTCACATCCACAAGGGTGTAGCCAGAGTCCCAGTCACTTGTGAGTGCGGTCATGAGACTTCATTCGGTCATGTCACATGGAGGACAATAGCTCCTCTGATCTGTGGCACCTGCATGGGTCAGTATCGCAGAATCCCAAGAGATGGTGAAGAGGTTGTTGAAGAAGGAGTTGAGTTCGTTTATCAAGGTCTTGACAGATTTCAGAAAGCTGAAGACATCTTTCAAGGTAGGCGCTTCGGGTTCTGGTGGTTCAGAGATCAGTTCGGTGATCTACAGGAGCACTTAGATTTCCCTGAAGACTGCATCAACGGTGACGGCTACTTCTACCCACAAGAATGGGAAGAAAACAACAATGGTATTTTTGACAATTAACTGTCAATCCCCTGAATGGTTACTCCAGAGTTCGATTCTCTGGCAGGGACGACTCCAACAGATAGTTGGAATCAACATGAGGAGGAAATCATGACAGATATACCACCTGTAAAAAGGTTAAACCTAATGACTCCAGATGAAATAGCTGAATGCTATGACGGAGTTAGCGATGAGTTAGCTAGACGACTTTGGGCTTCTACAGAACAGCTTCCAATGGATGCTGAAGGAGCTGAAGAGCCTGTTGCTTATAAAGAAATAAATTCCATCACTGAGGTGTGGGATTTCTTCACTGAAGAAGAAAAATTTCAGATCAACAGAATAGTGACTACTGACACAGATGCAAATGAAATGAGAGCTTTGGCTTATGGGGATCCTATGACATATTTAGTGACTCTCAGAATCAACACAAATGATGCCAGAATACGTGGGTGTGGTACACCTGATGAGTGGGACTGGGAGAGTTTGTTAGGTATGAATGGAAGACCTGACACAGTCGCTTGTCTCACTTCTGAATGGATTGATCCTGATTGGAAAGAACGCCATGACGCAGTGAATGCGATGGAAAACCTGACACAATTGAGGACATCATGAGAGAGTCAACTAGAGGTATGAGCATGGTTCAAAAGTTGCTTGTCTTCTTAAATCCTATTGAAGAATATGTTGAAATAGTTGACAACGGCATGTCAAAACCATGTCTCATTTGGCAAGGCTCCACCACTAAAGGTGGGTATGCAAAAATGAGTCACCAAGTAGACAATGTGCGGAAACATTATGATGTTCACCGTCAAGTCTGCATCCTGACTCATGGCATGCCACCCATGCCTGATGATGTAGCTGAACACACCTGTGCGAACAGGAACTGTATCAGTCCAGATCATCTGCAGTGGGGCTCTTATCGTGACAATCTACGAGAGTGGAAGACACGTAAAGTTATAAGCCGAGCTATTCATCAGAGAGACAATATGATGGAAGCTTTTGACGAACTGTTTCAGTCCGCTCAAGAGATAGTCATTGGTCTTGGTGTGTGGGGTGAAGTTGACGAAGAACTTGTTGACTCTGCTCTACAAGAATTACATGATCTAGTTTTTGCTAATTAGATTGTGTCCCCTTAACGGTTTTAGTGCTGGTTCGATTCCAGCAAAGGGACGCTTGACATAACAATGTCAACATAAATAAATGAGGAGGAAAGTAATGAAAAGATATCAATTTGATGTCAACATCATCTATGAAGTAAATGAAGTCATAGACGTTCAAGCAAAAAATGAAGATATTGCTTATGAAAAGGCAGTGGAAATAATGGAGAACAGTGACTACGATCCCACTACTGATGAGATAGAAGAAATCAGTAGAGAGATCGCAGGCTCTTGTTGTTTAGATGACTGAGAAGTCGTCCCCCAGAACGGTTTAATCTAAGTTCGATTCTTAGACTGGGACGCTTGACACACAAGTGTCAACAATAACAGAGGAGGAAAACCTTGAGTAAATTACCTGAGTTACCTGAAAGTAAAGCAGAGCAAGTATTCTCACCAACAGAGTTTGAGATTATCAAGCATATGCAAGAAGCACTTTGGCTTGCACACAATGCTAGTAAGCTTCAAGCTGATGCTGAGAAGCTCGTTGATGGTCTTCGTAAGATGAGCCCTATGGCTGTTCGTATAGAAGACAAAGAAAAAGCTAGAGCGTGGATAGACAACCACTTTGATGTGGTGAGCTGATGCGTATCTACAGAAAATGGGCTATGCCCAATGCTGACACTTTCAGTATCAAACCTATTAAAGAACTAATTCAAGATTATATTGACAGCACATGGTCAACAGATTTTAGGTGGATTGATCCTTTTGTTAGGAACAGTCCATTCAAAAGTCGTATGTTCATGACTAACGATTTGAATCCTGATTTTGAAGCTACTACTAACGTAGACGCTCAATTGTTCTTGGATACATTTAAACCAAACAGTGTTGATGGTGTTCTATTTGATCCGCCATACAGCCCCAGACAGATAACCGAGTGTTATCAGAATGTGGGTCGTGTGACGACAATGGAAGACACCCAATCTTCTTTTTACAGCAAGCTTAAAAAACAGATTGCAGTAATAGTGAAGGATGATGGTTATGTTATTTCTCTCGGATGGAACAGTGGTGGTATTGGCAAAACGCTTGGTTTTGAGATACAGGAAATTCTTCTTGTAGCTCACGGCGGTTGGCATAATGACACGATTGTTACTGTTGAGAGAAAAAGGCAAAGCCAGCAGACAGAGTTATTTGACCAAAGGACATACGGTGACTGAACTATCTGAAAAAGAAATTGTAAGAGAAGCAGTCACTGGTCAAGTTATGGACACTGATGTTGTATCCTCTCCCAGCTCGCATTACTGCAAACATGGAACATATGTAGGCAGTATTTATACCGCAGATTACATCTGTGGTGCATGCGAACAGGGAGAGTGATATAATGTCAGTGACCATTGACAGGAGGTTGTCAACATGACATCACCACATACTGGTGTATTACCAATCCCAGATTCAGAAGAAACTGATTACCGAGAAGTCAAAGTGACTGTCCGGTTCAATCCTGTTGCATTTAAACATGCTAAGGATTTAGTAGATAACGCCTTTATCGGCATGCCTGGTATACCAGCGCACTATGCAAGAGAAATACTCACCATGATTGAGCATGACGCTCTCGAAAAATTCGGGAAAGCCTATGTTGAGTCATGGCAAGATCATCCTAGCCCAATGCCCTTGAGCTAAGGATCGGGGAACCGTGAATACCTCTTTCTATATAGATGAGACTACACAACATCACGGAGGAACTCGTAAGTTCGATATTTCATCGCTGAGTGCAAGTTCGATTCTTGCTTCCCCACTATTCCTGAAAAACGAAAAAAGGAGGATACATGAATAGAGCAATACTAGGCACTTGGAAGAAAGTTGACAGATTGAAGTCAATTCCTGTTCATGAGGATCTGATCTTAACGATCAGAGTTAAACAGGATGAAGAAATGAATGAAGTCAGACAAGTAGTCTTCGATAGTGCTCATGACCTACACCTTGAGCTTGAACGAGCACAGCTACCCAGCACAGTGGTAGTCTGTTCTGGTGATGGGGTTAAAGATAAAGTCATTGAAAAGTTTGCTAATGAGTAATGTAACGGACCCCTCCATTATGTTGCTCTGGCAGGGATAACCTGCCACGCCCACCAACCGCCTGCAGTCGCAGTTCCTCCTCCGACTGTTCGCCGTTGGTGGGCATTTTTTTTTGTTTTGACAGCAGTTTGTCAATTTTTTTTTGTCCCTCTCCTCTAAGGGGTAAGTTTTGACACAAGATGCGTGAATCAAAGAATGATGCGTGGGTCTATTTGAGATAAGCTTATGCGTATGCCAACCAAAGAAGGATTTCCACTAAGCGATAAAAGAGTGCAGGTAGATCTATTACACCCGATACTCAAACACAGACTCACTGCTTTGTTTAGACACCCAGAGATACAAGGTCGTATGGTTATATGCTCTGGTGTTAGATCTTATGCAGATCAGAAAAGACTTTACGATGGATACAAAGCAGGTAAGAAGGGATTCAATCTAGCCGCCAACCCAGATTGGAAAAGACCAGATGGATTCTTCTATGGGTCATTTCACCAACAGCAACCAGATGGGTATGGCTATGCTGTGGACTTCCGAATAACTAACAAGAAGCTGACAACACACAGAGCTAATGAGCTTGCAAAAGCGTATGGCTTATGCGCTACGGTCAGAGGTGAATGGTGGCATCATCAACCAAGAGATGCAACTGATTGGTTCCCTACCCCAGGGTTTGATAATCCTCCTGTGCCTAAAGTTGACTTTGCTGCAATCATCCAATTCTTGAATGGGTTAAGAGAAGAAGTAGCTAAGAAACCTTTAAAGGCTTACAGGTCAAAAGGTAAAGCTGTTGAAGTAGCACAACGAAAGTTATCTGACAAAGGATATGAGTGTGGTATGCCAGATGGGAAATTTGGTTGGAAAACTAGAAGAGCCACGATAGCTTTTCAGCGTGCTAATGAAATACTTCATGATGGGACAATCGGTCCAATAACTTGGGACGCTTTATTATCTCCTGAACAAGAAGAAGAAGAAGTTCAAAAAAGTTTATTCTAGTATCCACCACTTCTGAAAAAAGCCTGTTAGACTAACCGTCACTGACCAATCACCAGGAAGAACGCTAAGGCGTTCTTACTATTCCAGGAGGACAAATGGAAACTTTAAACTCTGCGATCCAATCTTCCGAACTACCAGTCGATCCTGATTGGGTCGTTAATTTACTAGAACAATTCTGCCGAAATGACAGTGATTTATATGAAGTAGAACCTTTTCTACCTCTGTTAGAGGCAGGTATAGACCCTTCAAAAGTACGCAATAAGGTACTTCAATCATTACAGAATGATTACTATGGTAATGAATTAATGATAGCTGTTAGAACATTATGGGCGTATGGATTTGAAACAAATCGCATATCTTCCCTTCTGTCAGTGGCACCTGAAACATGTCGTTCTGTGTTGCATGGATCACGATGGTGTCCAGAAGAACGTGATGCAATAGCGATGCACATTTGCGGACAAACACCTGTCCAGATAGCAAAAGAATTAGAAAAGACCAGAGGATGGGTTTACTACGTGTTTGAAATACACGGTGTCACACCTCGTAGGCATAATGCTAGTCCACCTTCTAAACAACAGAAGAGGGAAATAATAAGACGATATGACGGTGGTGACAGTGCAGTGTCAATAGCAAAAGATTTGAGACTAGCAGAACACCAAGTTTATTTCGTGATAACACAAGCTAGAACATCAGGGAGAAGAATAAGAACATGAGCGTAGGACCATCAGCACCATCAGAAGTAGCAGATCCTTGGGGTTTGGCTCCCTATTCCCCAAGGACTCTGCATCAATCTGATATAAACACGGCAGAGATATGCACACTAAGACTGCACTACTCGAAACAACCAGACCGTGTTTACACATCTGATGTGAACCGTGCGATGGGAACCGCCTATCATGCAGGACTAGCAGAATACTATCTATCAAGAAAGAACGGAAAATTCTTAGAAGTCAAAGACAGTATCAGTGTTGCATTAGAAGCCTTCAGACATGAAGTAGCTATCTCGGACCCAGACATGTTCTCTTGGACATTCCAAGAACAAACATCAAGACTCGACAGGATAGATTTAGATTACAAAGAAGCCTCTGCAATGATTAGTGATCTTGTAGTTCAATACTATGAGCAGGGCAGAATGTGGCCTGAAGAGTACGAAGTAATAATGGTGGAAGAATCATTTCTTTTACCATTGGAGTACCAAGACAATGGCTCTGTTGAATTCGCTCAGAATATGACTGTTAGAAAAGGAACAGTCGATCTTGTTTTAAGAGGACCAGACGGATGGTACAGAATAGTAGATCATAAAAGCGCTAAAAAGAAATGGCCTAAAGGTAAGGAGACTCATCGTAAGACTCCACAACCAGGGTATTACATAGGCGCTTTACAAGAACTCTTGGAAGATGAGAATGTCACATTTGTTTATGACATCGCATCTTGGCAAGGTGATTTTCAGCGGATAGATGCACCTCGAACAAAGGCGCAAATAGAAGCTGTTAAACAAAAAGCCAAGGCAACTGCTTTGGTGCTTGAAGGTAATGCCTTCATGCCTAATACAACATCCTTCTTATGCACCGAAAGGTTTTGTGATTATTGGTATCACTGCCCCTTCGGAGAAGCATTAGAAGGTAACGACTCAGAAGGAGCGTGAGAAATTGGATGCGAGAGATGCTTCCATACTTGCTCAAGTCTCTGCAAAAGTAGCAGGACATATCTGTTCTGCTAGTGGAGATATTGACAAGTATCTGTCAACTGTAGAAGCTGTTCATAATGATCTTTTGGATCGCTGTGGCACTGCTATAGTGACAGCTACCTTTGAAGGCACTACACAAGTAGCTGCTACACCAACACCAGCACCAACCCCACAGGTTCAAGCTGGTCCTGTAAGCGCTGACTCCAGCGAAGAAGCCAAATGGCAGGATGCGTTAGTTAATAACCCAAGCAATTGGTTTAATAACACTGCAGATAAGAAGAATCCTGCTGGTCCTGACTTTCGCCATAAGTCAATTAAAGATGGTGGAGGACAATTCAACATTGGACTTTGGCTTACATCAGATAAATTCAAGACGAGAGCACCCGATTGGGTTTTCGCTCAACTCGGAATGGATATTCCTGCTGGATTCAAAGCTGGTAATTAGAAACTATGCCAGTACGCCGACTAGAGGAAGTCGGAGAAGAGTTAAGTCGGTGGGCTACATCTGGGCTAACCAGAGTACCCACTGGCTTTCCACTTTTCGATGACCGTACCAACGGAGGAATAGCACCAGGTGAAGTGTTTCTATTCCTTGCAAGAACCAGTGTAGGTAAAACATGGTTCGCACTTAATGTCATAGCCAACCAAGAAAGAACAACACCTATGGTGTTCTTCTCTTTAGAGATGCATGGCAGATACATATTACAAAGGCTCGCTGGTATAGCCAGTAACACGCCAACAATTGACATCGAACAGTCACTTTCTGATACAGGAGAAGCAGAAGGTGTGCAAATAGCTCAAGAAAGATACCCCTTATTAGCTATAGAAGATGAACCAGGGATGTCTGTAAGAGCAATGAGTGACGCTTTAGAGGAGTATGCAGGGCAGTTTGGTCAACCACCAAGGTTAGCCGTAGTTGATTATATGGAACTTGTCAGATCACCAGGGATGACTCAAGTAGAAAATGTAGACAAGTTAGGTTGGGCGTTAAAAGATTTCGCACGTAAGGAGGACATAGCTTTAGTTGTTTTGCATCAGGTTAAAAGAGGGGACGGTAACCAAGGTCATCAACCTTTAACTATGACTGATGCTCGTTTCGGTGGAGAAATGTCCGCTGACTATGTCGGAGGAGCATTCAGACCATGTCTAAATCCTGCATTAAGTGTTGACATGAGAGAGTCAATGGAAACGGATTTTCGTTTACAGTTTTTGAAAACAAGATCTTCAGGAGGTGTTTACCCTGATGGTGTTAGACATTATTTTGATATAGAAACAGGTTCTATAGTTCCTTGGTTCGATCAGATACCTGATGGTCAAATGGAGTTCTAATGCAAGACGTAGAAGAAATGAAACAAATAGCTAGTGAAGTGAGGATGGAAACTGTTCTAGATCTTCTGGGTTTAGACAGACCAAACAGTGGTCATAAAATTCCTTCTATTAACAACCCAGATGAAACAGTTCCTAGCTTACACATCTATGAATACGACTGGTATGACTTCAGCTCAGGAGAAGGTGGCGACCAAATCACCTTTGTACAGCGGTTTTTTAATTGCAACTTCTGGAGAGCGTTGACATTTATCTGTCAAGCTGACGGAATGGATGGACCTAGAAAACAAATAGTAAATCAAAAACCTTTACCTGATCTTACAGACAGGTTTAAGAGTGAACCTGAAGGTGACTCACAAGCAAGAGAAAAAGCTAGACAGAAAGTAGAGGAAAAATGGTCCTACTTAACTCTCGAAGATGTAGAAGAATTTGGTGTAAAGGTAACCCCATACTCTTTATGGGTTCCATTTTGGTATAACAAAAAAATAGTAGGTATAAAAACTAGAAGTTTAATAGGAGCTGATAACAAGATGAGTGTCAAAGGGAGTAGGTTCACATCAGAACTTTATTCTGTTCTGAAAAGACCACAAGCTACTATGGCTTGGATATGTGAAGGGGAATCAGATACATGGTGTCTTTCTAAAGCATTGAAAGACGACCATAGAAATATAGTGTTTGGGTTACCTGCTGGAGCAGGATGTGTTAAAGCCAGTTGGTTTAATGGATGGAACTATGAAATAACTTTTCTTTTGTTAGATGATGATCCTGCAGGAAGAAAAGCTGCAGAAAAAATCACTAATTATCTAGGAGAAGATCACCAAATAGAAGGATTATTCTTACCAGGGGGACGATTAGCAGAAGCATTGTCAGAAGGTTGGGTGCCTCCTGTACTAGAATGGGAATGATGGCTAATCCTTCTCGCTCTAAAGGCACAGCTTTTGAGAACGAAGTTCTTGAAGACTTAAGACTTATATGGCCTGAAGCTGATCGTGCTAAAGCTGGGAATAAATCTAACGATTTTCACGGCATACCTTTTCCTGTCGAAGCGAAACATCGCAAAGCATGGGATATAAGAGGATGGGTGCGAAAGATTCAGGAAGTAGCAGAGGACCACAAATGGGCAATAGTGGTGGCAGATGGTGATAGACGAAAGTCGTCTTCACCAGGGACTATTGCAATAGTGGATCAAGATTTCCTTTATGAATTATTGGAATGTTGGGTGGATAAGCCAGATATTTTTCCTGAAGGAGAAGATAGCGGTGACTGAGCCTTATAAAAGAACTAAAGAACAGAAAGTTCATGACTTTCATAACGCTAGAAGATACGAAGAGCATGTTGCGGAAGCTATAGGTATCCCTGTAATAACTAGATTTGATGCCACAGATGATTTAGATATTTGGGTCCCTGGATATTATGTGGAAGTTAAAGAAAAGAATCAGCACTACACACAAAGATGGCATTTGTTAGATGATGTAGAAGAAAGAGATCTATTTGTTATAGATGAATTGACTATACGCCGAGCTTGTTCTAAATACCCTTATGTTTTCTTTTTGTTAAGAGATAATGTAGGAAGTGAACTTCCAAGGATATACTTAGCCCCTATCTGGGAGCTGATAGCTGCAGAAAGAACTAGGAGGAACAGAAACGGCAAAGGTAAGTGGATTATTGATATAACTAATTTCACTCGCCTTAAACAAGAATCAGATATACCAGAGTTCGCTGTACACGCATTAGTAAAACAGCAATGGTTGACATCTGAATGTCAAACAAGATTAGAAATGTTAGAAGTATGAAAGGCTCACAATGGCAACAACAACTTTTCACCGTAAAGGTTTGTCTGCATTATCTGCATATTCACAAGGATGTAGATGTTCTGACTGCAGAGCAGCAAAAATTAAGTATGAGAAAATGAAAAGAGCTAAAGAACATCAGGAAAAGAAATCAAAAGGAAAGGTCAAAAGACCTATATCTTTAGATCATGACACTATGACAGTAAGTGAATATAAAAAACACAGAGGAACACAAGAAGCAAAAAGGCAGTTCAACTAATGATTGTAGGATTCGGTCACAGGGCTCAGGTCGGTAAAGACACCGCAGGCAACTGGCTCCAAGATTGGGGCTGGAAACGCCTTGCATTCGCAGATAAGGTCAGAGACGTTCTTTATGACTTGGACCCTGTGGTCGATCCTGTTTCACAAAGTTACTATTTCACACTTAAACACATGGTCGATCAAATGGGCTGGGAGATGGCTAAACAAAATCCTGAAGTGAGGGGATTGCTTCAGAAACTAGGACATGCTGTTAGAGATAAAATAGACCCCACTGTATGGTGCAGAGTTGTCATGCATGAAGCTGACCGTTTAGACGAAGAAGGTATAGACGTAGTCATAACAGATGTCAGATACAGGAATGAAGCTGACGCTATTCATGCAATAGGAGGCTTAGTGTGCAGGATAGATCGTGGGATAAGTCAAAGATTAACCCACGCTGGAGAAGAAGAATTAGAAGACTATGAAGAATGGGATCATATTATTGACAACAATGGGTCAATAGAAGATCTACAAGAACAAGTCACAGAGCTTTTTCTTAAAGCACCACAAATAGTGTAGATTCTATATATGGGATTAGTAGCAGGAAGTGAACTGTGGGCTGTTTGGACCACACAACAAGAAGAAGGTCACCCAAATTCATTTCATTACGTTCCAACAGAACCAGAATTCATTCATGAAGTAACTCCAGATGGGGTATGCACATGCGGTCCACAAAGAATAGACGTATTTCATGTCACACCTTTCGGAGAAGAAATGCTACCTCATTACAGGCATCAAGCATTAGCCCCAGAGTTTTATGGCATGGATGACTTAGAAATATTTCCTGATTAATGGGACGGATAAGAGCACACCGTCTACACAGAACAGGTAAGATGGGCCGATCACGCCGCAAATGTATAGGAGGAAATCGTTGCTTCTGTGGGTACCACAGTAGAGTAAAAGCTAATAATGATATTAATAAGATGCATTAAAAAGTTTTGGGATTACTTAGGATCAGAAGCATTCTGGAGTAAATACTAAGGCTCTATAAAAATAC